AAAGTGCGGTCAATTTTTAGGGTAAATTTGAAGACGAAATTATAACGAAATATGCTAAGAAAAAAAATCATTCGATAACAATCCGCACGTAAAACGGCGGTTTTTAGGCTACCCTATAAGGGCCTAGTGCTTCACAATAACTCTATAGCTTACCCCGTAAAGACGTCCACATATTCTCTCTTTGATAAATTATCCGAAATCATATCTTTATTCTCTTTGACACATATCTTTCGTAAACTCAAATACTAATTTTATATACAAGTTAATGGTTTTAATTTTATTTGCAAGCCAATGAAAATAAAGGATTTTTAGGCAACAAAAAAGCCGCTATTAAAGCGGCTTTCTATGTTTAAAATTCTGTTTGGTGCCTAGGGTCATTTTTCCATTTTCAATAAAAACAAAATCTTAACCTATAAAAAATCACGCTAAATTGCACCCAAAATTTTAAAACGATCTAACTTTTTAGTAAAGGATCTAAAAACTGCGTTTTAACTGCGTTTTTCTGCGTTGGTTTGCGTTGAAAGATCTAAATAAAAGGATCTAAAAGGCACTATATCTGAAAAGGCTTGGATAAGGATCGCAATTTGCGTTGAAATCCACACATTTAGTGTGCGGGCGTGGCGAAGGTTTGCTTGCGATTTTTCGTGCGTGAAAGTGGTTGAAAATCAGGGAAAAATAAGGTTTTCGCCTTTGTGTTATGGGGTGGTTTGATATAATAAACTGGGGCGGAATTAAATAACTCAGAGACAAAAACAGCTTTGTTTTGGCGGTAAAAAACCCGTGTCAAGCACGGGCATTTTTATTTTAAAAGGATCTGTTTTTATTCAAACAGTTTGTATTCGCTGAAAGTAATCACTTCCTTTCCAACAATCGAATTAATTTCTTTCAAGCGCTCTTGTAGCGGAATAATCTCATTGACAAAAAACACTTTAGTCGCTTTTTCTACATCACCAAAACCACCGGTATTATTCGGAATAATCCCCATCAGTTGCGGCGGCACTCGGTGGGCTGCAAGCACATCATCACGGCTCGTGTTTTTGATATTAAGAAATTCATCTTTTGCCACCGCATCGGAAAGCGGAATGACCTGTATGCCATCTTTTTTTCCGTCTGGAATATTGATAAATAAATTTTTAAAATTCCCCGTTCCCTTGGTTTGTCGGATTTGTTCTTTGATTGCCTCAACACTGTCTTTGTTTTGCGTTGGGTCGGTCATATAAATAATCGCCCCTGCGTGTGCGCCGTTGAGATAATATTTACGGCGGAATAATGTCGCACTCTCATTTAAAAAGGCGGATTGTAATGCCGCCAAATATTCCGGCACGCCATAAATTTCTTGATTCACATCAGGATTAACCAAATTGAAAACCGAACCTTTTGCAAACTCGTGTTCATCAAATCCATTCACCACCTGATAAAATACACCCTGCTCTACACCCACCCGCATATATTTTGCCAGTGGTGCATTTAATGCGATCACCTCACCAAAAGGATTACGTTTAATTTCAACGTAGGCATTACCAAAAACCAAATAATCCTGCACCAATTTTTCTAACTGGGTGCGGGGTAAAAGTGCGGTCGTTTTGCAAGTAGAAAGCAAAATGTTTTTCTTCACGGTGATTGCACTTTGGTGATGGGACGAAGCATTAATAGCCTTGGCGAGATAACTCAAATTAATCGGTGGATTGTAATATTTTTGGTACATCAACACCGGCTCAAAATAATTCAGAATTTCTGCACGGTCAAGCACAGGGATTGGCTCGCCAAAACTAAAGGCTTCTGCTTGTGGTTGAACCGAAAGTGCGGTCATTTTTTTACGTGATTTTTTCATGTTAAATCCTATTCAAAAGTAAAGATTGTTGTTTGCGCTTGGTTTGCCACATCACCGCCCAAGCCATAAGGCACATTCAAAATGCAATTCATAATCGCCCACGATAAATCGCCGTGGCTGGCTTCTTCCGACCGGTCGGAAACGTAAGTGATTCTGCCCGTGCCGGTGGTACGTTTTTTCACTGTCATAAAACTGGTAATAATTTCTTTGCCGTCGAATTTCAAACGGCGTTTCTGAATGAGGTTTTGCGTTTTCAATACCATTTCATTTTTCAGATCAGCGTTATAGTCTAGCCCTTGTGCCATCGGATAAAATTTCTTCACCTCTTGATACACACCCGAGCCCATTCCCGTTTTATCAATCACAATACGGGTGACATTATAATCATCACAAAATTGTTTAATTCGATTGGCTTGCGCCTCATAATCCATACCGTGAAAAGTTTGCCAATGCAGCACACGATAATCACCACCCTCTACTTTTGGCGGCGCAACAATCGCCAGTGCTGCGCGGTCGCCGGTAAATGCAGGGTCATAACCAAGCCACACTTCACGATTGCCAAAGGGCCGTTGCCAAAATGGTTTATAGTCCGTCCACTCTTCTAAACTATCCACTTGGCACAACTGCAAATCAGCAAATTTGAAAGCAGAGCTGTCATCATCAGCAAATTGACATAAAAACAGCTGCTCAAACTCTTCTTTGCTGTTTTCTGCAATCAAATCATCAATATTGAACAGATTGCACCCGCCTTCCATCGCATCGTAAATGCTGACAATCTGTTTCCATTGGCGATCGGCGCACAATTTCCCACTTTTTAAATTTTCGTGGGAAATATCAATTTCCACTTTTTCCGATTTCGCACGGTTGCGATTAAAGGCTTTACCGGAAAAGAACGCATAAGCTGGGTGTGCAATGGTAGTGGGCGTAGAAAAGTAAGTTTGACGATACATCTTTTGCGCAGCCATACCACTTGCAACTTTACGCATCACATCAAATTTCGGCACCCAAAACACTTCATCAAAATACAAATTGCCGTGATACGATTGGGCGGTTGCTGAATTTGTCCCCAAAAAAATCAGCTCCGCCCCATTTGGCAGTTTGATGGTTTCCCCTTTTAAATCCACGTCTGCCGTTTGCTTGGCATAATTAACAATGTAAGAACGGAACTGCAATGCCTGTTTTTTACTGGCCGAAAGGAAAATTTGATTATGGCCCGTTGTCAGCGCATCAACGAATGCTTCATGAGCAAAATAATAAGTCGCCCCAATCTGACGACTTTTCAAAATATTGCGGATTCGATGTTCCTTCGCCTTGTGCCACACTCGTTGATAGTTAAACATTCCCTCAAGAAAGCCATTAATCAACAATTCCTCTTGTTCCTGATCAATCGCATTCTGCTCGGCTTTCTTGCGTTCGCCTTTATTGCGATTAGCCAGTTTCGGGTTCAAATCCACTTCATTGCCGTCGCCAAAGGAATATTTTTTCACTCGTGCCATACGTTCCATTTGGCGACCGAGTAAATCAATTTCTTTGTAATCTGCCCCACTCTTATTTTCTTTCAGAATGAGCAAATTCAAACGGCTTTCAAGGGTCAGTTCCACTCGCCCGACCGGTGCAAAATCGTCCCATTTCTCACGTTCTTTCCAACTGGAAATCGTTGATGTCGGAATATTTAACTGACGTGATATTTCCGCAATTTTATAACCGCTGAAATACATCACTTGCGCTTGGCGTTTGGTGTCTGCCGTAGTTTCCGGTTGAGGTGTATTGTTGATAGATTCTGTCATGTGTTATCTCTTAAATTTTTAACGCATAGTAGAAAGGATAAGTGCGGTCGTCTTTCAAGGCGTTTTGTGAAAGCTAAAGCAACAATGGCAAGCACTCGCACGGGCGTGAAAAGTCTTTCAGAATGGGCGCAACATCAACCTTTGAAAGGATAACCCATGCCAAAAAAATCAAAATGGTTTGTCGTTGCAACAGAAGGCGCAACCACAGATGGTCGTGAAATTCAGCGTAAGTGGATTGAGGAAATGGCTGAAAGCTATGATCCGAAAAATACTTACGGCGCACGCATTAACTTAGATCACATCAAATTCACCCTATTTTTTGAAGATATGCCAAATGCGCATTGTTTCGGTGATGTAATTGCGTTGAAAACTCAAAAACGTGAAGACGGTAAATTGCAATTATTAGCCGAAATCATCCCAACAGAAAGTTTGATTAAGCTCAATCAGGCGGGGCAAAAAGTTTATACCTCCGTGGAAATCGACACCAATTTTGCCGACACCGGCAAAGCCTATTTGGTGGGATTAGCGGTCACAGACAATCCGGCAAGCCTTGGCACGGAAATGCTTTCCTTTTCCCACAACGGATTAAATTCACGCAAATTAAAAGCAGATAACCTTTTCACCGCCGCCATTGAAACCGAATTAGAGTTTGTGGAAGAAGCGGAAAAATCCCCCTCTATTCTTGAAAAAATCAAAGGATTATTCGCCAAAAAAGAAAAATCCGATGATGAACGTTTTGCCGTGCATGAACAATCCATCGAATTGCTTGCAGAGCAAACCAAAGAAAACTTGGAAAAATTGACCGCACTTTCTGCCGATTTTGAAAAACAAAAAGCGGAATTTGCCACAATGCAAGAAACCCAAGAAGCGATTCAAAGCAAGTTTACCCAACTTGAACAAACACCATCCGCTGACTATACCGAACGCCCTTTAGTGGCAGGCGAAAAAGCCGAAGCAGACGGACGTTTCTTCTAATCATCACCACAGGAAGCCAAAATGAATAAATTTACCAAAACCAAATTAGCCCATTACTTCGCCGGTGTTGCTGCAGACAATGGTGAATCCGTAGAATTTGTCGCCGCAGGCGGTCAGTTCACCGTTGAGCCAACCATTCAACAAAAACTCGAAAATGCCGTATTGGAAAACTCCGATTTTCTAAAACGCATTAATGTGGTGATGGTCAGCGAAATGAAGGGGGCGACCTTGCGTTTAGGCGTATTAGGCCCGATTGCAAGCCGCACCGATACCAACAAAAAAGAACGTGAAACAAGAGACATTCACAGTCTTGAAGAAAACACCTACTCTTGTGAACAAACCAACTTTGACACCCATTTAAACTATGCCACCTTGGATAGTTGGTCGAAATTTCCTGATTTTGCCGCCCGTATTGGCAATCTCAAAGCTGAACGCATTGCACACGACCGCATTATGATCGGTTTTAATGGTTCAAGTGTTGCCGCAACAACTAACCTCAAAACAAACCCATTATTGCAAGATGTCAATGTCGGCTGGTTGCATCAAATTGAAACCAAAGCGGCAGCCCGTGTGATGACGGAAGAAACCAAAGGCAGCGGCAAAATCGAAATCGGCACCGGTAAAACTTACAAAAATCTTGATGCCTTTGTGTTTGCCCTCAAAGAAGATTTTATCCCTGCCCAATACCGTGACGACACAAAATTAGTGGCAATTATGGGCAGTGATTTATTAGCGGACAAATACTTCCCGCTTATCAACCAAGAAAAACCGACAGAAATTGTCGCAGGCGATACGGTAATTAGCCAAAAACGGGTGGGCGGTTTACAAGCGGTATCCGTGCCATATTTCCCTAAAGGCACAGTGCTTATTACGGCATTGGATAACTTGTCGATTTATGTACAAGAAGGCAAAGTGCGCCGTCATTTTAAAGATAAACCGGAGCGCAACCGTGTAGAAGACTACCTATCCTCAAATGAGGCGTATGTAGTAGAAAACTATGAGGCAGTCGCACTGGCGAAAAACATTACTATTGTTGATGCAACGGCTAGCGAAACCACTAACGGTGCAACGGAATAAGCCAATGCGTCCAACCAAACGTCATTATCTGGAAGTTTCTGCCGCTCTCGCACACGCGGCAGAAACCGAGGATTTAAGCCAATTTAGCGAATACGACAAAATGCTCCGCTTGCTTGCACGCCATAAAAAGGATTTAAAACAAATCCAATCCACCGTGCGTAAAGCAGCGTTTAAAAAACGCATTTTGCCGGATTATCTACCTTGGATTGAAGGGGCATTATCCGCTGGCAATGGCAAACAAGATAATGTTGTGATGACGTGGTGTGTCTGGGCGATTGACTGTGGCGAATATCACCTAGCTTTAACCATTGCCGACTATGCCGTTTTCCACGATTTGCGACTGCCTGAACCGTTCAGCAGAACCTTAGGCACACTTATCGCCGAAGAATTTGCCGACCAAGCCAAAGCCGCACAAGCAGCCAATCAACATTTTGAAGTCGCGTATTTGGAACAGGCAAACCGTATTACCGCCGATTGCGATATGCCGGACGAAAGTCGAGCAAGATTATTACGTGAATTAGGGTTACTCACCATTGAGAAAAACCCAACTCAAGCCCTTGAACATCTTGAACGTGCACTTGGTTTAAATCAAAACATCGGCGTAAAAGGTGAAATCAAAAAACTCCGGAAACAATTAAACAAAACCGAAGAATAACGGTTTTGATACAGAGCAAACCACGCAGCCACGGGGCGGATTCAAAGTGCGGTCAAAATTTTCTGAATTTTCACACCGCACTTGATGAATCCCCACCCCGCTTTTTTATAGGTAACAATATGTCAGACGGTGCAATTTCCATCAAACTCGCGCCCGATTATGAAATGGGTGCGGTACAAAAACAGGTAGAAACCTATCCTAACACCGATGATTTAATCAGTAACGAACCCTTCTTCCCTGATTTGTCGATTTCGCAATGTCGCAATCAGATGCGTATTGACGGCACAGTGACCGAATATCGCTTAAAAGATGCCTTGATTGAAGCAATGGCATCAGTCAATGAAGAATTAGCTGCATTTCGGCAAGAAAATGCGAAATACGGCCATTTAGAAAGCATTCCTGCTCCGGTTATCAATGAAGAAAGCATCTTAGTGCAACGTTATCAACGAGCTGTGATTTGTCTTGCCGGTGCCAATTTAAACGAACGCTACGCAAGCTACGACAGCACCAATGAAGGTGAAAAGAAAATGGAACAACTTAAAGACATCATCGACCAACTCCGCCGAGATGCCCGTTTTGCTATTAGCGATATGTTGAAACGCCGAAGAATTGATGTGGAGCTGATCTGATGAAAGTTCTCGCACAACAAAATGACAATCTCGATGCCATTGTTTATCGGCACTTAGGCAAAAGCCAAGGCTATTTAGAAATCGCATGCGAACTGAATCCGCATTTAATGCACTTGCCAATAATCCCTATCGGCACAGAAGTGAATTTGCCCGATCCTGACGCCGAAAAAATCAGCGTGGCACAAGATACGCTGCAACTTTGGAGCTAAAAATGAAAGATATTCAAAGCCACGCACCTTATGTATCAAGCGGATTTACCGCATTTATGGGATTTATCAGCAATATGTTCAGCAATGTTACGCTTGCCGATGTCGGCGTTATCGTCGGGATTATCGTCACCATCGCCACATGGGTGGTGAATTGGTATTACAAGAAAAAAGACTTTGAATTAAGAAAATTAGAAGTAGAAGGAAAACTCCATGATAAGAAAAAGCGCTAAATGGGCGTGTGGTATCGCCGCCATTGTTGGTTTAACCGTGGCTTTACACGGCAATGAGATCCGCACCTCGGAAAAAGGATTATTACTCATTGGCAATGCCGAAGGCTGCCAACGAAAGCCCTATCACTGCCCTGCTGATGTCCTAACCTTTGGCATTGGCACAACAGACACAGTCGAAAAAATCATTCCCAACAAAATTTACACAGACAAAGAAATCGCCAATGCTTTTGCCAAAGGCGTACAACAGGCGGAAAAATGCGTCAATACTTATGCCAACGGACAAACCATGCCCCAAGGGGCATTTGATGCCTTAACCTCGATCACCTTCAATGTTGGATGTGGCAAACTCAAAAACAGCACGCTTTTTAAAATGGCAAGAAAAGGTTACAGCAAAGCTATGTGCGGTCAGTTTGAACGTTGGATTTATGCAAATGGAAAACCGCTAAAAGGTTTAATTGAACGCCGACAACAGGAGAAAGCCCTATGTTTAACTTCTTAAGTTCAAAAGAAAAATGGGTGTTATTAGTTGGCCCGTTGCTGCTTTTACTGCTCATCTTGTTTCAAGGTTGGCAAGCCAATCACTGGCACGCTGAAATGGTGAAAGAAGAACAGCTCAAAGCCAAATGGCAAGCCTCTTACATGGCATTAAATGAACACGTGCAACAGTTTGCCGAACAGCAAAAGCAACTGACCCAAGCCGTTAATGCCCTAAAACATCAACAAACCCAACAAACACAGGATCTAAAAAATGCACTTAAACAACATCAAACTTGGGCTGACAGCCCTATTCCTGACGGTGTGCGCGGCGTGCTCAACCGCCCCGCAAATCATTAAACAACCGATACTTTGCCCACAAGCTGCAGAGTGCGGTCAATTTTCGCCACAAATTCGCACCAACGGCGAACTGGCGGAAGCCTACCAACAGGCACAGCACCGTTTAAATTTATGCGTGGTTGAAAATCACAGCTTAAAAAAATGTATTGAAGATTTTAATCAAAAGGAAAAAACCAATGACTGATCAATTTGACCGCGCGCAACAGCTTGAAGAAATGGCACGTGAAATAGCCCTCAAAAAACACCGCACGTTTAAGGCAGTCAGCCTCCTTTACTGTGAAGATTGCGATGCACCGATTCCCGAAAAACGCAGACAAATGATTCAAGGGGTGACACGTTGCGTGACATGCCAAGAAATTGAGGAAAAACGCCAACGGAATTTTAGAAAATGAGAAAAACTACCGCCTTTTTAGCAATGATAATGGCATTACCCGCCCTTGCCAACACTTACACAGTTCGATTTTCCGATGGTCGTTTTGGTCGATATTCTAATTATCTGGATGGACGAATAACCGAAGTTTGCATTCATCAAGTCGGCTATTTAATGACTGATAACGGTCATCTTATTGTTGCCGTTAATAAATACAATCAACCGATTATTTGTGGGGATAAAAATGAAAAAACCCAACCAACTGCGCAAAATCCTTGAGCAAAGTTTGCCTGATTTTGTCGATAATCCCGACCGCTTACAGCTTTATACGGACGGCGGGCAAATTATCGCAACAGGCAGCCACTCGTTCAGTTTTGAATATCGCTACACGCTCAACGTCATTGTCACCGATTATGCCGGCGACATTGCCGCGCTCATTGTGCCAATGATTGCCTATCTACGCACCAATCAACCGGAAATCTTTGAAAATCCCCAACTGCGTGAAAATTCCTTTAAGTTTCAGGTGGATTACAACAATAACGACACCGCAGACATCAGTTTTGAAATCAAACTCACCGAGCGTGTGATCTCAAAAAAAGACGGCGACAGCGTGCAACTGAATTATGCAAAAGAACCGGTACTTGAGGATCCACGCTTGGTAAAAGTTTATTTGCAGACTTGGGATAATTTGATTTTTGAGGGTAAAGCATGATGAAAGACAACATTCAACAAGTCAAACTCGCTTTTGCCGAACTGTTGAAAAATATTAGTAAACCACGCCGACGTTTACTCTATCAACAAATTGGTCGGGAGCTTGCTCGGAATCAAAGAAGAAGGATTAAAGCGCAACAAAATCCCGATGGTTCAAATTATGCTCCTAGAAAACCCCGAAAACAATTTGGTAAGAAAAAAGGGCGAATTAAACGTCAATTAATGTTTAGAAAGCTCGCTATGCCCGCACATATGAAATTACGTTATGGACAAGATGAAATTTTGTTAGGTTTTTATGGGGGAGATGCAGTTATCGCTTCTGTTCACCAATACGGATTACAGAGTAGCCCATCTAAACATAAAGCGTTCAAAGTGAAATACGCCCAGCGTGAATTGCTAGGCTTTAATGATGAAGATATTGAGATGATTAAACGCTTTGTTATAAAAGCTATTGCAGAAGGGATTAATTAACTTAGTTTTTGATTGAGGCGATCAAGGTGTTTATTTAACCAATTAACGATATACAAAAGAATAGTTGCCGCTGCATAAAAAAGAACGGCACAAAGCGCATAAATAAACCAATCGCTTAAATAAAAAAGCGGGGCTAGAGCCAATACTATAGCAGCTAACGTGATATACCAAAACCGCATAGCAAGACCAAATACTACTATAGCTAGATAACCAATAGTCACAACACCACTGATAGCCATCGCAATAATAGCAGGCAATCCAAACACAAGTAACAGTAAGGTTAGGATAAGTTCCATGGCATTCTCCTTAGTAGATATTTTCATTTTTGAAAAATAATCAAACTTTGTCAATATAAAGAGTATAAAAAATGAATAAATTAGCCATTCAAGTCACCCTAAATGCGATTGATAAATTAACTGCGCCCTTTCGCAATGCCTCTAAAGAGGCGCAAAAGCTCGCTCAATCACTTAATCAAACCAAAACAGCAAAGAAAGGTTTAGAAGATCAGCAAAAATTAATTAATAGTTTTACTGCGCTAAAACAATCAGTCAGTCAAAATAAACAAGCATTGACGGAAGCGCAAAAGAAAGCACAAGATTTAGCGAAACAATTTAATGCGACGAGTAATCCAACCAAAAAACTAAAACGAGAATTTGAAAATGCAAAACGTGCAATCACCCAATTGAAACAAGCGCAAATTGCCGAAAATAATAAACTCAATCAAGCTCGCCGTGCATTATCTGAAGCTGGTATAAGTACAAAAAACTTGTCACAGTCACAAAGGGAACTAAAAAGAAAAATAGAAGCGGCTAATCAATCTATTCAAAAGCAAGAACAGCGGCTACAAAAATTAAATCAACGTACCAAAGAACAAGCCCGTTATCAAAAACAAGTGCAAAAATTAAAATCAGGCAGTGATTTTGCTGCAGGTTTTGGTATGCGTGCTATGGCTCACGGTGGCGCTGTATTGGGAAGTGGTTCATTGATGATGAAACCCGCCCTTGAATTTGAACAAGAGTTTTCCAATGTGCAGGCTTTAGCTCGATTAGATAAAACCAAAGATGCCGAAAAAATTAAGCAATTAAGAGATCAAGCGATTCAACTTGGCGCAACCACCTCATTTACCTCAAGAGATGTTGCTGCAGGGCAAGGTTATTTAGCTATGGCTGGGTTTAATGATAAACAAATTTTAGACTCTATGCCTGCCGTGTTAAATATGACTAAAGCAGCTGGAATGGAAATGGGACGGGTTGCAGATATTAGTTCGGATATTTCATCCGGGTTTAAAATTCCTGCAGCAGAAATGAATCGTGTCGCCGATGTGCTAACTCTCACGTTCACCTCAAGTAATACCAACCTTGAATTATTGGGTGAAACGATGAAATATCTTGGCCCTATTGCTGCGAGTACCGGGCAGGATTTTGAAACAATGTCAGCTATGGTGGGGTTATTAGGTAATGTAGGGATTAAAGGTTCTCAAGCCGGTACATCTCTACGTTCCGCTATGTTACGCCTTGCAGGGCCGCCAAAACAAGCTGCAAAAGCAATGAAAAAATTAGGTTTATCCGCAAAAGATAGCAAAGGCAACATGCGGGCATTAACCGATATTCTTGTCGATGTGGAAAAGAAAACGGCTAAGATGGGATCTGCGGACAAAATGGCCTATTACAAAGCTATTTTTGGTGCAGAAGCCGCAACAGCAATGGTAGAACTGGTTAAACAAGCCGGAATTAATGGCATTCAAGAAATGAGTGATAAGCTCCAAAGCGCTGCCGGCACAGCAGAAAAAGTAGCAGAAACCATGGCAGATAATGTTATGGGGGATCTTAAAAATCTGCAAAGTGCGAGTGAAGCTCTTACTATTTCTATCTTTGATGAAACATCAGATAGCCTACGGGAACTCATTCAACAATCAACTCAATTTTTACGCACCGCAAATCAATGGATAAAAGCTAATCCACAACTTGCTGCAAGCATTACTAAGTGGGTTGCAGGAATTAGTGCCGGATTAGTCGCCGTAGGCGCATTAAGTTTAGTTTTTAGTTACTTATTATATCCTGTTGGACGTGCTATTTTATTTTTCAATAAATTTACCGGTGCAAGTAAATTATTAAATCTCGTTTTATTTAATTCTGATAATAAATTTAAATTACTTAATAAATCCTTATTTTCCAGCAAAACAACATTCAATGGAGCCTCTTATGCAGGACGGCAATTTTTATCATTGATAAAATTAATACCAGCAAAATTCCTTGCCATATTGAGTAAAATGAAATCCCTTTCTTTTTGGCTGAACGGATTAAAAATGCTTGCTCGTGTAGCACTCTCACCGTTGCGTTTGGCATTGGTAGGAATCGGTTCTATATTAAGTTTCTTGCTATCGCCGATTGGCTTACTCACCGCCGCTTTTGTAGCTGCCGGTGTTTATATCTACCGAAATTGGGAAAAAGTGCGGGCATTTTTTGGTGGCTTTTGGGAAGGATTAAAATCCGGTCTCGCCCCTGTCATTGAAAAATTCAAACCATTGGGCGATCTGTTTGGTGTTGTGGTCGGTTGGATTGAAAAAGCCGTGAAATGGTTTACTGATTTACTCTCACCGGTGCAAAGCACCCAAACCGAACTAGATAGCGCACGCAGTGCTGGCGAAAAATTCGGGAACGGTATGGCAAAAGCGATTAAATTGATTCTTACCCCGCTTACATTATTGATGGACGGCATTAAATGGCTTACCGAAAATATGCCAAGTTGGGACGGTATTAAAAATAGTGTTTCAAACGCTTGGGATAGCACTAAAAATGCGGCTGGGAGTGCTTGGCAATCCACAAAAGAAACTGCCAGCAACATTTGGGGAAAAGTAAAAGAAGCTACTGGCTTTGGTTCTGACGGCAATCAACCACCAGTTCAAAAATGGTCTGGCGGTTATGTTGGAAACGGCGGCAAATATCAACCCATGGGAATTGTTCACGGCGGCGAATATGTGATGACAAAAGAGGCGACCTCACGCCTTGGCATTCACACCCTAAACGCCCTCAATTACGGCAAACAAGCCTTAATTGCAGGCGGATTGGGGGTCAGTGTTGCCACTGCCGCACCGGTGCAAGTAGATCACCGACCGCCCATTTCTGCACGCCCCGTTGCCACACAGGTCGCACAACCAATGACAGTGCAGATCACCATTAATGCCGCACAAGGTATGGACGAGCGAATGATTGCACAGCAAGTCGCAAAAGAATTTCAGCGTATCCAAAACCAACAACAAGCACGCACACGAAATAGTTTACGTGATCGGGTTTAACCAAAGGGCGAAAGCCCTTTTTTATTGAATTGGGCTTATTAATTTGCTAATATACTCTTAAAGATGACAGAATGAACCTCTAATGAGAATTTTTAAAACCAAAGCCTTTGATAAATTCGCACAAAAAAACCATATTTTAGATAACGAGCTACTCAAAGCGATCATGCGGGCAGAACAAGGTTTAATTGATGCCGATTTAGGAGGCAATATTATTAAGCAACGTCTCGCAAGGGAAGGTCAAGGGCGCAGTGGTGGTTTCCGTTCCTTTATCTTTTATCGTATTAATGAAAATAACTATTTTGTTGCCGGAATTAGTAAAAATGTGCGTGATAATATTTCACCGCAAGAACTGACCGCACTGAAAGAATTAGCCAAAGTTTATGCAACATTTACACCGCAACAAATTGAGTTACAAATCCAAAACGGGTTACTTATTGAAGTGTTACCGGAGGTAAAAAATGAGTGAATTATTAGCAATGATCCATGAGAATGCGGCAGATTTACACGAAGCCGGATTAATGGACAAAAAAACCATGAAAAAATTTGATGAATTATGTATAACGCCTGTGCCAACATTTACACCGGACGAAATCAAAGCTATTCGAGAAAAAGAGCGTGTTTCACAAACAGTCTTTGCTCATTATCTTAACGTGAGTAAAAATATGATTTCCGAATGGGAAAGAGGGGTAAAAAAACCCACCGGCACAGCGTTAAAACTTTTAACATTAGTCCAACATAAAGGCATTGAAATCCTTGCCTAACTGCTACAATTCCTGATACTGAGCAAGCTAACCAGGCTTGCTTTTTTGTTACCCCAAAATTCACACTTCCCCACCCTCGCATTTATTCCACATCTCGCCAACAATAACGCTATTTATTACAACTGAAAAAAGGCTTTATGTCCGCCGAATTCAACCGCCGATTAGATAACCTGATTCGTTTTGGCACCATTGCCGAAGTAGATTATGCGACAGCCCGTGTGCGGGTAAAGAGCGGTCAAATTCTGACAGATTTTTTACCTTTTATTACGCTCCGTGCCGGCACGACAAAAACGTGGTCGCCGCCGACTGTGAACGAGCAATGTGTGATTTTAGCGGCAAGCGGTGAATTTACCACGGCTTGTGTGCTGGTTGGGCTTTACACGCAAAACAGCCCAAGCCATTCACCCGATTTGCACGTCATTCAATTTGCCGACGGCGCAACCATTGAATACAACCAAGCAAGTGGGCGATTAAATGTGGCCGGGATTAAATCCGCCTTTATCAATGCCAGTGAACAAATAGATATTTTTTGCCCCACAGTAAACATCAAAGGCAATGTCAATATTAATGGTTCACTTTCTACAAGCGGTACAAGCACCACAAAAGGCAATATCAGTACACAAGGCAGCGTAACGGCAAGCGGTGATATTAAAGGTGGCAGTATTAGCCTACAAAACCATAAACACCTTGAGCAAGGTGACGGGCAAGAAACGAGCAAAGCAAGATGAACAGATTCACAGGCGAACGATTAGCGGACGAATCCGCCCACATCAAACAGTCTATTGCAGATATTTTACTCACGCCCATTGGCTCACGTATCCAACGGCGGGAATATGGCAGTTTGATTCCGCTTTTAATTGACCGCCCAATCAGTCAAACATTACTGCTACAACTTTCCGCTTGTGCCGTTACTGCGATCAACCGTTGGGAACCCCGTGTGCAAATTACCCAATTTAAACCGCAACTAACGGAACGAGGCATTACCGCAAGTTATGTCGTGCGTTATCGCAAAAATAATCAAGAAATTCGCAATGAACAACTCTTACTCGGTGGCAAACAATGAGCGAGCTAGTCGATTTATCAAAACTTGATGCACCTAAAGTGCTTGAAGACTTAAATTTTGAAACCTTGCTTACTGAACGAAAAGCGGAATTTATCTCCCTTTTCCCGCAAGAAGAACAGGATTTTTGGCGCGCACGATTAAACCTTGAAAGCGAACCTATCACTAAACTTTTACAAGAAGTCGTTTATCTGCAATTGCTTGAACGCTCCCGCATTAACCAAGCGGCACAAGCCACGATGTTGGCGTATGCCACGGGTTCGGATCTTGATGTCATTGCCGCCAACTTCAATGTACAACGACAAATTATTCAAGCGGAAGACAACAGCGTAACGCCAAAAATACCGGCTATTTTAGAAGATGACACCTCATTAAGATTACGCACCCAACTTGCATTTGAGGGGCTTTCAGTTGCGGGTCCTCGCTCCGCTTACGTATTTCACGCCCTTTCCGCTCATCCGGAAGTCGCCGATGTGTCTGTGGTTTCCCCCGAACCGGCACAAGTCACCGTCACGATTTTAAGCCGAATCGGGCAAGGCACGGCAAGTGAAAGCGTATTAAATGCGGTGCGTAAAAAACTCAATGATGAAAATATCCGCCCTATTGGTGATCGTGTGACTGTGCAAAGTGCGGTGATCCACGCTTATAGTATCCGAGCCAAATTACACTTATACCGTGGGCCGGAATATGAACCAATCAAAGCCGAGGCATTGAAAAAACTCACTGCCTACACGGAAGAAAAACGAAGACTTGGGCGTGATATTAGCCTTTCTGGTATTTATGCCGCTTTGCATTTAGAAGGCGTGCAACGTGTGGAATTATTAAGCCCCACTGCCGACATTGTGCTACCAAGCTCAAAATCCGCTTATTGCACCGACATTCATCTTGAGGTAGTAACCAGTGATGATTACTAGCCACTTATTGCCGATTGGTTCAACACCACTGGAAAAACGGGCGGCGGAAATTCTAAAAAGTGCGGTTGAAAATCCCATCATTATTGCGGATTTAATCAATCCTGACCGCTGCCCTGTTGAATTGCTCCCCTATCTTGCATGGGCGTTTTCCGTTGATAAATGGGACGAACATTGGACGGAGGAAGTAAAACGTATTGCGATCAAACAATCCTACTTTGTACATAAACATAAAGGCACGATTGCCGCCGTTAAACGGGTGATTGAACCCATCGGCTATTTAGTTGAGCTGAAAGAATGGTTTAACACTCAACCGCAAGGAATCCCCGGCACATTTAGCCTAACTGTGGAAGTGCCGGAAAGTGGCCTGAGTGAACAAACCTACAATGAATTAGTGCGACTGGTGAATGATGTCAAACCTGTCTCACGCCACTTAACCCAACTTGCTATCGCCATTTCGCCAACAGGTGCACTGAACACCTTTATCGGACAACAAGAAGGCGAGATCATCACTATCTACCCACAAGGATAACTATGGCTTCACAATATTTTGCAATTTTAACCGATTATGGCACGACCGCTTTTGCCAAAGCCTTAAGCAGTAAACAGCCGTTACAACTCACCACCTTTGCCGTGGGTGATGGTAACGGACGAGCGGTCACCCCAACAGCAAACCGTACAGCACTTGTACGTGAAAAACACCGTGCGCCGGTAAGTGCAGTTTCGCTCGATCCTCGCAACAATAAACAAGTGATTGTCGAACTTACCATTCCTGAAAATGTGGGTGGTTTCTACATCCGCGAAATGGGCGTATTCGACAACCAAAACAAACTGGTTGCTTATGCAAACTGCCCAGAAAGTTTTAAACCGACCGAAAGCAGCGGTAGCGGAAAAGTGCAAGTGTTGCGCATGATTCTCAAAGTTTCATCATCAGATGCAGTCACATTGAGCATTGATCACAGCGTGATTTTTGTTACACGCCAACAACTAAACCCTAAAACTATCACCGCAGAAACACAAAACGGATTTGATGAAAGTGGTCACACTCACGAAATTGATCGTGCGAATACGGCAAAAGCCGGTATTGTTCAGCTCTCAAATGACGACAACAGCGATGATGAAACCAAAGCCCCGACATTAAAAGCGATTAAAAAACTCAAAGGGCTTTATGACGGATTGCGCCGTTTGTTGGATAGCTATATCCCAAACAGCAAAAAATCAAACGCCGTAAATAGTCCAAGTAGTGAGACCATTGCGACAAGTGCAGCAGTGAAATTCGCTTATGATAAAGCTGATACCGCACAGACTACAGCGAATAATGCGAACAATAATGCAAATGCCCGCGCATCTAAACGAGCTTTGTCATCAAGTGATGATTTAAATAATGTCGCTGCCTCTGGTATTTACGGACAACACGCAAATGTAAACGCCACTCCCGCTCATCATTACCCGATTCAGCAAGCGGGTATGTTGATTGTTACAGAATACTCCGGTTATGGTGCGCAACAACTTTACGCGCCTTTTAATGCCGGTTATCTCTATGCTAGAGGTCGCAATGCAAGTAATGGTTGGGACGACTGGAAGCGTATTGATGGCTTAGATAAGGTCTCTAAATCAGGCGACACTATGACCGGTAATCTCACTATTAATCATAGTGAGCCACGTGTTCACGGCAATCGTAATAATACTAATAATTGGTATGTAGGCTTGCCTAATGGTTCGTCTAATGATTTGAATTTACATTCGTACGCACACAATACATCGTTAATTTTATTGTCAGATCGAGTAAGAGCAACTAAGCCGCTATATGTCGGAAGCGATAGTGTTGCACTTACTAAAGATTTTACTTATCAAAAAATCGGCGATATTGAGGTGCGCAAATATCCTGACGGGACAATGCTCCAAACTTGTCGCAAGCGTATGTTAACGGGTGACTACAGCAAAGTTAATTTTAACTGGGCTATTGCCTTTACTGAAATGCCAATTTTAACCGCGACAGCTCAATATCTGAATAGTGTTGGTGATCACGATACTATTATTACATTTGTACAAGGTACAAGTAATACTGCATGCCACTTAGTTTGCGGGGAAACGCATAATAATAGCGGCGAAATAGCATATGTAAATATCGTTGCAATCGGGAGATATAGATAATGGCAATTTACTATAAAGACGGATTTTTTAATGATGATTTTGGTGGCTTTGTTCCGGAAGATGCACTCGAAATCAGCGAAGAAAAATATATTGAGCTGCTTGAAGGGCAAGCAGAGGGAAAGCAAATCATTGCGGATAATACAGGAAACCCTGTTTTAGTTGAGCCTCAACCAAGCGCTGCATACGAGTTAAAAGACGGAACGTGGGTCATTTCACCTGAAAAAATGGCCGCACTTTTCACCCAACGCAAAACCATGCTCTTACAACGCATTGCAGATAAAACCGACAAATTCAAAGCGCAGTATCTGCAAGGCTATTCTCAAGCTGAAATTGACAGTTTTTACCGCCAAGAGCGGGAGGCACGAAATGAATTGCCGGAAATGATTTTAACGGGAATCTTTGAAGGTCGTGACGACTTAGAGAACATTGAAGAATTGAAAAAGAAAGTCATCGAAAAAGCGGATTTGTTTGCAACCGTTATGGGTAAACTTTTTGCGATTAAACAAAATTTTGAAACCCATATTGAGCAAGCGAAAACTTTGGAAGACTTAGACAAAATTGAACTGGAGATTGAACAATGGCAAAAACTATAAAACAAAAAATGAAGAATTGGGGTTATCACGTCATTATTGCGATTGACCAACTCTTCAATGCAGTCACAGGCGGCGGTGCAGATGAAACGTTATCTAGCCGCACTTATCGTCGCACTATTTTAACGCAAAGTAAGCCTAAAAAACGTTGGCGTGTGTTATATCGTGTGATTAATGGGCTGTTCTTTGACAAAAATCACTGTAAAACAGCCTATGAAAGCGAGATTTTGCGCAAACAATATCCGCAGGATTTTGCATAACAAAAAATGCGGTCAAAACTGACCGCATTTTGTTAATTATCCCCTCACACTTTCCCCCACTCGCACTCCCTCACAGCTTCCGACAAAATAGCCTTGCTTTTTTATATTTCAATCTGAAACCATAGGGCTAAATTATGTCTGAAGAATATCTACACGGTGTCAAAGTTACGGAAATTTCCGAAGCCTTGCGCACCTTGACGACATCCTCTACTGCCGTCATTGGCTTGGTTGCGACAGCATCTGATGCAGACAATGACACCTTCCCACTCAATAAACCGACCTTACTCACCGGCATTACACCGTCAATGATTGCCAAAGCAGGCAAAACAGGCACACTTTCCCGTGCATTAGACGGCATTTTAGATATTGTCAATTGTAAAGTCATTGTGATCCGTGTGGAAGAAAGTGACGATGAATCACAAATGAAAGCAAACGTGATCGGCGGTGTGGATGAAGAAGGCAATTACACCGGCTTAAAAGCCTTTTTAGTTTCCGCTGCCGTTTGCGGTGTTAAACCCCGCATTTTCTGTGTGCCGAAATATGATTCGCAAGATGTCGCCGTTGAATTAATCAGCGTGGCGCAAAAGCTCAATGGCTTTGTGTATGCCTCTTGCTACGGTTGCAACACAAAAGAACAAGCCGTTACTTATCGCCGTCAATTTTCACAACGTGAGCTAATGTTGATTTTTGGTGATTTCCTTTCTTTCAATCCAAACACCAAACAAACCGAAGTGGATTATGCCGTAGTGCGTGCTGCTGCTATGCGTGCATTCCAAGATAAAGAATTTGGTTGGCACACGTCTATTTCAAATAAAGGGTTGAACGGCGTGACGGGTGTCACAAAACCACTTTCATTCGACATCAACGACAGTGCGACCGATGTCAATTATTTGAACGAACAAGGCATTACCGCTTGTATCAATTACAACGGCTACAAATTCTGGGGATTGCGTACCTGTTCTGCCGACAAATTGTTCATCTACGAAAACTACATCCGCACCGCACAAGTGCTGAAAGACACTATTGCGCAATCATTCGATTGGGCGGTAGATAAAGATATTTCCGTCAATCTTGTAAAAGAGATTGTGGAAGCAATCAATGCGAAATGGCGTGAGTTTGTGGCGAAAGGTTATTTGGTTGGCGGCAAAGCCTTTATCAATCCTGAATTAAACACCGCAGCAACCTTAAAAGATGCGAAATTGATTGTCTCTTATGATTACTGCCCTGTGCCACCATTAGAACAGCTTGGCTTTAACCAATATATCAGCGATGAATATTTGGTTGAATTTGCAGCCAACATCGCAAAAGTAGGAGCGTAACAAATGGCTTTACCCCGCAAATTAAAACTCATGAATTTCTTGGCTGACGGCAATTCTTATCGTGGTCAAGTCACCGAAATCACTCAACCTAAATTGGCATTGAAACTGGAAGAATACCGTGCAGGCGGTATGTTCGGACCGGTTAAAGTCAATCTCGGTGTTGAAGCCCTTGAAGCACAATTCAAAATGGGCGGTTATATGACCAAGCTTTTGAAACAATTTGGCGGAGCGATTGACGGCACACCGCTACGCTTTGCCGGTGCATATCAACAAGACGACACCGAAGAAGTCACCAGTATTGAACTTGTCATGCGTGGTCGTTTCGGTGAAATCGACAACGGAACAAGTAAATCGGGTGATGACACCGAACAAAGCTACACCGTGCCTTTGACTTATTACAAAATCATTGAAAACGGCAAAGATATTATCGAAATTGATCTGCTCAATTCCGTGTTTATAGTGGACGGTAAAGACCGCTTAGCGGAACACCGTGCAGCCATCGGCATTTAATTTCACACACCTTGCCCCGAAAGGGGCATTTATTCAACCTTTATTAACCTTTTGGAAATTTCCACATTATTTTTGGAAATTTCCAATTTAAAAACGGAAATTATGTTATGAAAAATGAAACTTCAAAAATTATTACACTTAGCGCACCAATTATGCGTGGCGACAAAAAAATCACAGACATTACCGTAATCAAACCCACTGTGCCGGCATTAAAAGGCTTGAAAATGTTTGATGTGTTGCAAATGGATGTCGATTCATTGCAAAAATTATTGCCGCGCGTAACACAACCTGTTTTACACAAAGCTGATTTTGACACTATGGAAGTGGCAGATTTCACCGAATTATCTGCGGCGGCTGTCGGTTTTTTAGGGAAGAACTCGGAAACGGAAGATCCGACCGAGTAATCTTAATCGCTGCCACGGTGGAGGAAGCCATGGCAGATATTGCCCTGATTTTCCACTGGCAACCACAAGCCTTTGACGAGATGACATTTAGCGAGCTTATGCAATGGCGGGAAAAAGCAAGAGAACGAAATGAGACAGAAAGTGATTGATTATTTAATGGCAAAACCCCGTTATGTGATTTGGCGCATTTTGTTGGCCGCACTCCTCTACTTTTGGCTGATTGTTATCTTTGGCATTGCTTTTCTTTTTCACTAATCAAGTGCGGTCAGAAATCAAGGGATTTTTTGACCGCACTTTTTATGAGGTTCTCAATGAAATCTGTATTTATTTTTCTTTTCTATTTTCTTTCCATTATTGCCGTGTCAGGTTTTGCAGCGTTCCTGATGTATCATAGAATTGAGGGTTGGGGTTGGCTCGTTTTCATTGATGTTTTGCTTGTTAGTATGACAATCAAGACTTCTGATAAATCTCAATCCGAAGGATAGTATCATGCTTCAAAACTCCGCCCTTGCTGCCCTTGGCGTGTTTGTGTTTACCCGTCAAACCGTGCCATTTCAAACTTTAGACCGTCAATCATCGTGGCGACATCCCACCAATTCCGTTGTTGGGCAAATGCCGAAAACCCAATTTACCGGCAAAGATTCTGAAACCGTCACGATTAGTGGCAGACTCATTCCTGAAATCACAGGCGGTACATTAAGCCTTGCCATGCTTGAGCTAATGGCAGAAAGCGGTGCGGCATTTCCACTGATTGAAGGGGCAAATTTTATGGTGTTGGGGTTCTTTGTCATCGAATCAATCCAAGAAACCAGAACCGAACTATTTGGAGATGGCACGGCACGTGCGATTGATTTTACCCTCAATTTAAAACGCACGGACGACCCGCTATTGATTGAGCTTGCGCAAAATGTGATGGGAGCATTTTAATGTTTGACTTTACCACGAATCACCGCACACCTAAATTTTCTGTGATTGTGATCACACAAGATAAACAGAAAAACGACATCACCCAAACCGTTGCCGACCGTTTAATGAGTATGCAAATTGAGGACAATCGGGGCTTTGAAGCGGATATGCTTGATTTGCAGCTTTCCGATCATGACGGCAAACTTGCCCTTCCCCCTCGCAACGCCACCATTCAAGTGGCGATAGGTTGGCAAGGCGAGCCGCTAATAGACAAGGGAAAATATTTGGTTGATGAAGTGCAGTTTTCCGGCTCGCCCGATACGCTGACGATTCGGGCAAGAGCGGCAGATTTAAAAGGGAGTTTGAGTGAACAAAAAGAGCGGTCATTTCACAATATCAAACTCGGTGCATTGATTGACCAAATCGCCAAAGAAAACAAATTGGAAAGCCTGTGCGCCAAAGAATACGCCGAGCAAACTATTCCACACCTCGACCAAACCAACGAAAGCGACATTAATTTACTGACACGTCTTGCGGAAGATTACGGCGCAATGGCTACGGTGAAAAATGGAGTGTTGCTGTTTATGCCTTTGGGTCAAGCCAAAACCGCCACAGGCAAAGCCATTCCAGCGGTGCAAATCACTAAATCGAAAGGCGACAGTTACAATTTCAGTATTGCGGAAAGCGACAACTACAAAGCCGTGCGCGCTTATTGGCACAATACGGACACCGGCAAACGAGGCGAGATCACCGTTGATGCCAATACTAAAATTGTGAAAAAACAGCGCATGACAAAAGGCAGAACACTGAAAAACGGCACGGTGAAAGGTAGCCGCTTGAGCAAGCGGAAATACAACACCGTAGAACAACAAGAGCCGGTAACGAGCAATAGTGATCAAATCAAAACCCTACGCCACACTTACGCTACGGAAGCCTCCGCAATCAATGCGGCAAAATCCGCTTTTGACAAACTCAAACGTGGTGTAGCAAGTTTTAGCATCACCCTTGCCTACGGCATACCGGATTTAATGCCGGAAACTCCCGTGCAGTTGAGCGGATTTAAACAAGAAATTGATGGGTCGGATTGGTTGATTACTAAGGTTTTGCATAGTATTTCCAAAGATGGTTATACTTCGCAAGTAGAATGTGAATTAAAAATAGAAGCGGAAGAAGTAGCTGTGAAAAAAGAAGAAAAATAAAATTATGTTACTTTTTTTGCTAAATCAAAATAATGACAAAGTTTAAATAGGACATCACGTAATTTATCTATATCATTTATAAATTGTTGTTCGTTTGTAAAAATACCTTTTATCATTTGGGTTCTTTCTTGAGGTGATGATATTTTTTTTTGCTTATTTTCAGGATGAGCAAGATAGGTATTTCTATAATTTTTTATTCCTTTTTTATACTTTCTCAATATATTATCAATTTCGGCTTTTTCTTTATTAAAATATTTATTAAATAATCTTTTTGATGAAAGTGCTTCATCAAATCTACATATATTAAGAAAAATAGTATTAAAAAACATTCTTTCTAAAAGATAGACATTATATGGCTCAACATAAATGAATTTTATTCTATTAGTTGTAAGCATGCTTATCGACATCGATATTTCAGCTAGACAATCTACCACATAAGAAAAAACCTCTTTTAATTCTGAATAATCCTTTGAGGAAGGAGCTAATGGTAATGAAGGCGTAATTTTTATTTCATTCATTCAGGTATCTCCCCAGTTTCAATCATTTCCCTAAACTCATCTTCATCTAATAAAGTTGCTCCAACATCAATCGCCTTACTAATTTTTGATGGTCCGGCATTGTCGCCTGTTACTAAAAAATTCAAATTTTGGGTAATCGATTTTCTTACTGTGAAATCTGCTATTTCTGCCAACTCTTCTAATTCTTCCCTTGTATGGCGAGAAAAACCGGTAAAGCAAATTTCAAGATTTTTAGGTTTATATTTTGTTGAATATGATGATGTTTGCTTTCTAACAATACCCTGTTTTTCTAGCCAATCATCAGGCAAATAAAATTCATCGTCTTGTTCAATTAATCCAATAATACGATCTAGGCGGAAAGTTCGGGTATCCATTGCATTATAGCAATAGCCCTCAATGTAGGTATCATTAACCTCATCTACTCGTATTTCTCTGTTGGTAATATTGCCTTGAGCATCTTCATAGGTAAAACTAATGCGGTTAGATGATTTTTTTGATTTCACAGAATCAGTAGCAATTGAATAGGTAGATATGCTTGGATTGGGTGGTGAAATGGGCGGTTTACTTGTCGCTACTTTAAATTCTACTTTGTTAGATGTGGATGGTTCTCTTTTTAAGTTTTTGGGATTGCTATGGATGTCTTTGTCAGTCTTTCCTTCCCTTGAAGCCGTCCAAAAGATTAAAACAACAGAAGAAGTAAAGACAAGCCAAAGATAACTATTATCAGCAAAAGAAATAGCAAAAGTAACAAAAACAATAAAACCTAAAAAAACCGCACCTAATATGGAGAGAATTTTGTGACATTTTTTCTTTTGGAAGAAAAAACGGTAAGCACTGACTGCACCAAATCCCGTCATAAGCAATGTAGCACAAACTTCAATAAGATCTCTCACAAAAATCCCCTCAATTTATTGCCTAGATTCACAACACCTTCGCTTTCAACTCAACCGCCCGAATAAACTTACCGATAATCACGGCGGTGTCGAATAATTCGTCTGTAATATCAAACGGGGGGTAAAGCGGATTATCACTTAACGCCCGAAAAATACCGGTCGGCAAACGTTGTAGGCGTTTAATATAGAGTTCGCCGTTCAGATTAAAGGCATAAACCCCATCGCCTACATATTCGTTGATTTTGGTATCAATAAACACTAAATCATCGGGCATAATGGTCGGCATCATACTGTCGGTCGGCACACTAAAGAGGTAAATCCCTTGTGTTGTTGAACGTCCGAGTAAACGCTGCACGCCTTCTTCCGTAAAATAAAGGCGGGATAATACTTCAGGATAATCACTATTGATAATGCCTGTTGAGTTTGCCGCCAACTGCACATCTAACAAATCAACCCGTAAATGATGTTGTTCGTCTCGCTCTTCGCTATAAAGCGCAGTGATCACTTTATCGTTAGCTTCTCGCTCCCCTTCCCCTGTTTTCAACCAGTGCGCATTTACTCCTAGAGCAGCAGCAATTTCTAGAATATTTTTGGGATTAAGAGTTTCACCATTCACAATTTTTGCAATTGATGGTTGAGAAACCCCTATCTGCTTTGCAAAAGCATTCATAGAAAGGCGTTTTTCATCAAGTAAAGTTTTAAGACGAGTAGATAAATCAGACATTTTTGCTCCTTTGATTTGATTTTAAAACTTAAGTTATAAAATATCATTAAAAAAATCGTTGCAATATTAAAACTTAAAGATTAATATATTTAAAACTTAAGTTTCAAAGGGTGATTTATGAGCGGAATTAAACAAGCAATCGCCATTTGTAATGGGCAATCTGCCCTAGCAAGGATTTGCGGAACTAGCCAAGCGGCTGTAGGCAAGTGGGTAAATGGCGGAAAAATGGACGTGAAATATATCCCACCCATTCTTCAAGCCACTAATTTTGAAGTGAACCCAACAGAATTGCGACCGGATGTGGATTGGCGGACTATTTATGATGGGTTAAGAAAGGTTTTTGAGAAGAAAGCTAAAGCGCTTTAATCCAACGAACAAAACGCTCAATTTCGTTTTTGATGTAATGGCGTTCTTTATAAGTAAACAGTGCCATCAGTAAACCAATAAACCAACGAAGGTGACCTTGCGTAAACGCATAGTTTTGTATTGTTAGCGTAGGATTATCACTCAATAAGATAAAAGTGAGGGTGGAGATGGCGGCAAAGAGAGACCAATTAATGATGAAATTTAATAATCGTTTGAACATAGCGTATATCGCAGCGTTAGTTGTTTTTCTTTCAGGTGTGTTAGTACACATTTTGGCATAGGCATTATGGCAAACAACGTTGATAAACAATTGAGAAAGGTTTTTGAGTAAAAGAAAGGGTGTGTGTATGTGTGAATTACGTGATCCACAAGAAATTGGGATTTTTGAGCAGTATTTTATGAATAAATTTTTGGCGGTTTCACAAGCCAATTGGGAAAAGGTCGATGTGAAGAGCCAATTTGATAAGAAAGAAACCTTGGCTAAATCTCGAGCTTATCTTGATTTGGCGAAAGAGAAAGGTTTTGAGCTGGCTTATGCAAAACTTGAATTAGATTTTGCCGAGCAGAATTGGGTGTTACATCGTGCTGCGCTTGCCGAGCAGGAAAAATTGCTCAAACAATATTATGAAGAAAAGTGGCGTCGTGCATTTATTCATTTTGAGCAAACCAAGCGTGCTTGTCATCCGTGTAAAACAGACGGTCAAAAGGATTTGGACAATGTTCCTCATCAAGGTAATAAGAGCGGCGAAGATATTGCTCAATCTGTTCAAATTCCTGCCAATGGTGACATTCAATTGTTCGATAAAGATAACCAAGATGGGCAATGCCAATGCGATAAATGCGTTGACAAGAAATGATTTGATCTGTGTCTGTTTCAAAGGTGTTTAAAAACGCAAGAAGTTCAGCGTCATTTTCTGGAATGTGGGGCGGATTTAATGCGGTTTTCATAGTGTCTCCTGATTAGTTGTTTAGGGCAAAGTATAACAAAGGTGTGTGAATGAATGTAGATCATAAATGTACGAACTGCGGAAGCAATAATATTCGGGTTCGGACTTCAGAAAAAATCGGGTTGTTGGTGATTGATGTGATTGCTTATTGCAACAACTGCGGTACGGAGTTGAAAGTCACCAGCCAAATCACGCGGGTGAGAACGCCGACTTATAACGAACGCCCAGAGGCGTTGATGGCGAATAAGCCGTTAAAGCTAATTGATGATCGTCAGTTAGAAATCGCCACCGATTAATCGTTAATTTTCCCTTTAATTTTTAACCCTTGTCGTTTGATGAAAATCAATCGACAGGATTTTTGCAACCCAAATTTAGGAGTTTGAGCAAATGACAAGCAAAAAATATACCTACGACAGCCGTAATACTCGTAAACGTGAACGGGTGAATGTGTGGCAATTAAACAAAACCGTGAAAGCGTTGGAGCTGAAAGTACAGGTGTTGGAACGCCACGTGGCGCACCAAGTTGGGTTAAACGCGCAACAGGTTTTATTGAACGAATCCTTACATGACCGTGTAGCGGAATTGGAAACAGCAAGATGGCGCAACCCTGTGAAATATTGGTTTAAAAAATGGGTTGATTTTGTCACGGGGAAATAAACGAAGGGGGGATATATGCCAATTATGCCTTATCTCACCGGCAATGAACCGGAAAGTGCAGCTCAAATTTATTGCCGTTTAAACAATATTCAGACGGAACAAATACGCAGTTGGGGTGAAGCACGCCATATTGCCAATAAAAGCAAGTTTCGAGTGGAAGCTCATTTTGATGATGCCTCACCAAAAGCAAAAGCCTTTTTTCTAAAACTTGCTAGCGATAAAGCATATATGGGCGAAGATATTTTGTTGGCATCCGACAAAATCAATGTGCATTCGCAGGGCTTAAAACTTAGCGATTACACATTGGAAGGACAATTAAAAATCGCAGGACTACTTGAGTGGTTAAGTGACATCAGAAAAGAGATAGCTCCCCCACTCGTGACTAAACGGGAGTTTTTGATGATTGATCGAAACAAGGGGAAATAAATGGCAACCATTATTTTAAGTCGTGGCGCACTCGCCTTTGCCGCTAAAGATTTATACAAAAAAATGGACGAGGCGCAAGAAAAGCTGTTTGCCTACTTTTACCACTTGGACAAAGGCGATGATGAATCCGCCAATGTAGCTTTTCAAGAATTTTTAGATAAAGGCGATGAAGCGGCAAAAGCACGGCGTGAATTGTTAAAAAAACGGGCTGATTGGGCAATGTGGAGAGCGAATAGAAAATGATTGATGTAATTGTGGGATTCATTGTTGCGGTGTTGGGCTTAATGCTTTTGGCTGCGGTGTTGAATGTCGTGTTGGGATTGTTAGCGGATTGGCTTAGTCAATATTTTTAGGGGGCAAATATGGCGATTTTTACTGATTTTGGCACGCTTGGCGTGATAGACACGGAAGAAGATTCGTTTGAAATTTATGTAGGTACAACAGTTGAAGGAAAGCCGATACTCCATTTTGACTTGGACAATGGCTTTTCATTAGAACCCGATGAATTGCTCAAGTTATATGAATGGATTGGTGAATGGTTACGTGGTGCAGGAAAGATTGAATAAGGAGGAAACATGGCAGAAACAAATATTTGTATCGCATTAGATTGCGGGGCGACGTTAGAAATTATGCCAATTGGCGCACGTTTTCAAGTATTGGAAATTTTAGGGTGATCAAGATAGTTGGCATGGCAAACAAAAAACACGGGCGATTGGTGGTTTGCATAGCACAGTTTGGGGAGCGATTGAAGAAGTTCGCCGTTATGACTTGGCGCAATATGAAGTGTTGAGTTTGGAAGATTTGCTAAGTGCGGTGAATTCGACTAACGCCAAAATTAAAGAATACTTTGAATTGCATAGTGAATATTTAGCCAATACGGCGATGTAATAGGTTTTAAATGATGAACTGGGTAGCAGAACGTGATCTCAATCTTGCCAAGCGTGAACAGGCGATGGCTGATGCACGTGCGTTGATGATGGAAAGTGCGGTCAAAATCAACCGCACTTTAGATCATGCAACGGCAACTAGCGCTCAAATGGCGTTATTTTCTGCTGCACCCCATCAATTTGATTATGTTGAAAAACTGCTTTCTGTTCTGCCACGCAAACGCCAACGGGAGCATTTCCGCCATGTTTGGTTGCGTGCCTTTGATTCTGTCGCTGATGATGGCTCTATTGGGTTTAAATTCGGCAACAAACAAGCGGCTTATGCCAACAGCTATTTGCGTGAGATTTTAACCAAGCGATTAAAGGCGGTTTTTCAACATTATCACATTAGCCTTGATTGGCTAGCGGAACGGGATACGCATTCCCGTGCGGTGGCACTTAGCAAAGGTAAACATATTCCGCAGTTGCCCTTTTATTTGTTGGGTGAACACCAGTTAAAAGAAATGGCATACAAACTGGCTATGTTGTTTTCCCGTTTGCAATCTGATTTTGTCAACGAGCAAGCGGAACGCAAGGCTAAAGGTAAAATCACTGTTGATGATTTTGGTGATCTTGTGCATGAGATGTATCAATTATGCGGTGAAGTCTGTGCGGATATTGGCTTTCCGCTCCCTCACTGGCACGCTTTTCTTGAAAATCCTTTTTTAGATGCGAACAAAATTGACAGCGATTTGAAAAAATCCGTCTGTGAAAAGCATTGGTTTCGCCAGTTAAAAACCGCACAAAAGCGATTGAAAGAACACGTTGAAATTGGCTGTGGTGCAGTTTCGGCAAAAGTCAGCCCTTATGTTTCGCAAAGTGCGTTGAATGATTACCGTGCACAACGTGCGGAAACCATGGAATTTCTTGAACAAATGGTGCTTGAGAATCTTGAAGATTCAACAGAACAAATGCCGTTGATTGATATGTGGAAACGTTCTTCGGGCAATCCCGCCATTCGTTTTAACGAGATGATGAACCGCTTGCGTGGCATTGATGAATGGGCGGAGGAAAACCACTATGTTTCGTTATTTTTAACCTTGACTGCACCCTCTTCTTTCCATGCGACCCATGAAAGTGGAAAAAACAATAAGAAATGGCAAGGGGCAAGCCCACGGGATACGCAACGTTACTTAAACAAAGTGTGGGCGCAGTTGCGTGCGCAATTTGCCAAACGAGATATTGGCTTTTTCGGTTTTCGAGGTGTGGAACCGCACCATGACGGCACACCACACTGGCATTTACTGATTTATGTCGCACCGGAACACAAAGAAACGGTGATTAAGTTATTCAAGAAAAAAGCATTGGAGCTTGATGGAGAGGAATTTGGGGCGAAAAAACACCGTTGTAAGGTGGATGAAATCGATCCTGAAAAGGGTTCAGCCATTGGCTACATTGCGAAATATATCGCAAAAAATATCTATGCCGGCAAACAGGCGAACGAAAAATCAGACGAGGTGGAAGATTTAACTTTGCGTGAAAACGTGATGCGTGTGAGTGCATGGGCGAATCTTTGGGGCATTCGTCAATTTCAATTCTACGGCACGCCGCCCATTTCGACATGGCGTGAGTTACGCAAGATTGATGATGCCATGGCTTCTGTTGCCGATGATGATGTATTAGACACCGGACGTGCGGTGGCTGATGTGGGCTGTTTTGGCAGTTATTTGAATGTGCAAGGCGGTGCGATGGTGAAACGTTGCGATCAACCGATTTGCATTGAGTATGAAGAAACAGAGCCGAATAAATACGGCGAAACAAGAAAGAAAATTGTGGGGGTGAAAAACAGATTTAGTTTAAAAACCATTATCACCAAAGTTAAAAATTGGGTGATTAAGAAAGGCGGTGTGGTTTCCACATCTGCCGATTCGGAGTCCACCGAAACAAACAAGGCGCAGAGCGCCGCTTGGACTTGGACTTGGACTTGGACTTGTGTCAGTAACTGTAACCGTTCAAAAATTGAACAACAGGCTAATGAATTGATGTTGCCTATCGGTTTTCCGCTAAAACCTCGTCAAATTGATATGTTGATGAAATATGGGCGGTTACGGCTTAATGACTATCGGTGGATTTGTTATGAAAACGATCACGTTTTCATCGAAGAAGTGAAAATTCCTTTGGCTCAAGCCTTTGGTTGGGGTGAGAGTTTGGGGGATTTTAGGGTTAGTTAGGTAAAAAGAGAGGTGATTTATGAGAAAAATTATTCAGATTGCTTATGGGGAATCAGGCGTTTTTAACTGTATGACGAATGATACTGAACAAAGTTCAGGATTATTTGGTTTATGTAATGACGGAACTTTATGGAAGTTAATTAATTTTAATCTTCCGAATAGAGAAGGAGCTGAATGGGTAAAAGTTGTGGATATTCCGCAAGATGATTTTTTAGATATTAAAAAAGATCAATATTCACAATTGAAATATGTTTCTATTGGTGAATTAGAACTAACAGTTAGAGCTTACAATGCGTTACGTAATGCAGGTAAATCAGACCTATACCAACTCATTCAAACAAATGAAGCTGTATTCTCGAGAATATATAATTTGGGCAAAGTATCACAAATTGAAGTTTTGGTAAGTTTATTTGATTTCTTAATTAAATCTTATTCACTTATCGAAATAAAAAATATGCCTATTTTTAGAGGGAATTTAGGTAGAAAAATTCTAGAAAATAAAGAGGAAAAATAAAATGAATGACTTAAAACAGCTAATCAAAAACATCGAACAATGGGCGGAAAAGCGAAATTTGATTGAGGGCTCTACTCCACAAAAACAATTTATTAAATTGATGGAAGAATTTGGCGAGCTTTGTTCCGGTGTATCTAAAAATAAAGTGGATGTGGTGAAAGATAGTATTGGGGATTGTTTTGTTGTGATGGTGATTTTGGCAAGACAATTCAAGCGTGATGATATTCTTGCCGATATGAGTTACATCGAAATGCACCCGCCATTTCAAGGCGATATTGCACGAAGTTTGATCGACACAAACGCATCCATGCAAGCCTTTTTCTTTGCCCATGAACGCAAAGAGCATGAAAATGTGATGAATTTCTTTGCCTATACTGTGCTTGGTTTGGTTGAAGCGACTGATTATTATCATCTTGATCTTGATGATTGCGTACAGTCTGCATGGGAAGAAATCAAAGACCGTAAGGGAAAAATGATTGATGGGGTGTTTGTAAAAGAAGATGATTTGCGACCAGTGGGACGAAGTAAATTACTAGGGGCAAGCTATGGTAACAAATGAACAAGTGATGGAAAAATTAGTGGAACTTGAGGGGTTGTTGGCCCGTCAAGCTATCCATGAAAATAGTAAGGAATTGTGGGATATTAATCAGGTGGCTGAATACTTTGGTTATACGGTAAGACATATGCGTGAAGTGGCGGCTGATCCTTTTTTTCCTCGTCCAGTTCAAGTTCCGTCACAACGTAACTTAAATCAACCCACAAACCAAGTGCGCTATTTTGTTGGCGAGATTGTGCAATATGCGAAACATCGCCAACAACGCAGAAAGATGTTTTAGTCTAGCAGTTTCACCACATCTTCCATTTTCGGGGCATAGTAGGTATTAAGTAGAATCTTGATGTCTCTATGCCCTGAAATTTTTGCCAAAGTCATCACATCCACTTTTTCAGATAAACGGCTCAATGCTTCTCGCCGTGTATCATGAAAATGTAAATCTGCCTCTGCAAGCCCTGCTCTTTCTTTTAATATTCTGAAATTCGCATCAAGGGATCTTGTATTTAATTGAAAGATTAAGTCGCAATCTTGCGTTTTGATTAAAGCGAGATTTTTGACTATTTCTATGGCTTTGGAGGATAACGGTATATTGCGGGGATGACCATTTTTACTTGTGGGAATGTGTAAAATCCGATTTTGTGCATTCAAATGTTCCCATTTTGCACCGCAAATTTCACTGGCACGCATAGCGGTTTCAATGGCAAAAAGCATTGCTGCCGCTGCTCTGCTTTGTTTGGTTATGGGGGCGTGTGATAAATCATAACCGGAAACAAACACAAGCCGTTCTATTTCTTGCTCCGAATAACGGCGAGAACGTTCTTTTGGTGTTTTGGGTTTTCGCACGTTTTTGAGTGGGTTTTCTTTTAAAAATTTCCATTCGCCACATGACATTGTCATGATATGCGATAGCGTGTTCCATTCCCTTAAAACACTGGCTGCACTAACTTTTGCTAATCGTTCGTCACGCCATAAAATGAAGTCATTTTCTGATAAATCTTGTAGTAATACTCTACCTATCGGCATATCCATCAGGCGAATAAGGCGTAATCGCTCCTCGCGATAGCTCTTTTTATGTCGGCTCACTTCTTTAATGTATTTGTCGATAACTTCGGCAAATGTCATGTAGGGAATGCCTGTGTTGTAGCTACCGTTTTTTATTTTTGTTTCAATTTCATCCGCCCATGCGATAGCTTCTGCTTTGGTGCGGAATTGTTCTGACTTTGACACGCCTTTTCGGCGAATTTGTACCCGCCATTTGCCATTTCTTTTTGTTATTGATGCCAT